TATCAGGAGTTTTACTAAAATCTGCAACAAGTTATTTATCAAACTTAGGAGTTAGCGGTGAGATTCTCGATGATATGGAAAAAAAATTACGAAATCTTGCTACTACTCAAAAAGTTACCGCTAAAGATGTAGTGAAAGTAGTAGGAGAAGCAGCAGCAGAAGCGATTCAAGACCCGATTGTTAAATTTGGAATAGGATTAAAACTTGCGAAATCTGGGTGGAATGATCTTGTAAGTTTGTTTAAGAAAGGTTTTGAGATAGCTAAAGAGTATAACTCTACCATAGTTGAATCGGCACGAAGTATTGGAATGGCGGATAAACAGATGGAAAGGCTGTCTACAGAAGCTAGTTTTTCTGGGTATACTTTAAAGCAGGTAACAAAAGCTATTGTGGATATGAATGAACAGTTAGGTATAACTGTTGACTTTGGTGCAGAAAGTACTAAAGAGTTTGCTGCTATGACAAACCAGATGGGTTTAACAGCAAACGAAGCTTCTAATATTCAGAAAATTAGCTTATTAAATAACCAGACATTAGAAGATACAGATAAAACAATAGCTAGTACAATAATAACCCAACGCAAAGCAAATGAACCTGTACTAAATGCCCGTCAAGTATTTCAGGAAATTGGTAAATTAAGTGCAGGTATTCTGGTAAAATTTCAACAGAATCCAAAAGCTTTAACAGAAGCAGTAGTAGCAGCAAAAAAATTAGGTACAAGCCTAGAAGAAATTGATAAAATAGGCGATTCGATGTTAAATTTCGAATCATCTATACAATCTCAAATGGAAGCTGAACTATTAACAGGTAAAGCATTAAATTTAGAAAAAGCAAGATATGCCGCATTAACCGGTGACCAGTTAACTTTAGAAAAAGAGATAGGAAGTCAAGTAGGTTCGTTAGCTGATTACCAGAAACTAAACGTAATTGCACAAAAATCTTTAGCACAAGCTTTTGGAATGTCAAGAGAGGAAATGGCTAAAATGCTACAACAGCAAGAAGTCTATAAAAAGCTAGGAGATGTTTCTAATAAATCTGCACAGGAACAGTTAGATATTGCAAGACAACGTGGTATCCCGGAATCAGATTCACTTGTAATGACTTTAAAACAACAATCTGCAACAGAAAAATTAGCAGCTATCTGGGATGATATTCAACAGTCTTTAGCTAAGTTACTACAAGGTCCATTAGGGTTGATAGTCAATGCTTTTAAGTTTATAGCAGATCATTCTTGGGCTGCTTATACCGCAATTGGTCTTATGGCACTAATAGACCTAGGTAAATTGATAGCCGGAGTAGTAATGATGGCAGATGCATGGGGCAGTTCTGCTACAGCAGCAGGTATAGTTAACTTCTTTACAAAAAAACAAGCAACAGATTTAGCAGTAGTTGCAACAGAAGAAGCTGGTATAGCATTAGCAAAAGACAACCAAGCTGTAGCAGCAGTAACAGTAAATGCTGCTGAAACATTTGGAATAGGTACATTAGCAGTAGTTGCAGCAGTTGCAGCAGCAGTAGGTGCTTTAGGTACAATGGCGATAGGTCATAAATTTGCCGAAGGTGGGATTGTTACAGGAGAAATTAATAATGCTACTGTTGGTGAAGCTGGACCTGAAGCTATCATACCTTTGAATTCGCCTAAAGCCGGTAAAATGCTTGGAGGAGTTCTAGGAGGTGGTGGAGATATGACATCAGTTGTAAATGCTATTGTAGAACTAAGAACATCTATTAATGCTCTAGCTTCTAGACCAGTACAGATTCAAGTAGATGGTCAAACACTAGCTAATACAGTAGCCAAGAACGTACCAACGAGTTATGGTAACCTATTAAACCCGTCATCAAGAGTATACGGCGGATAAAAGATAACTAATTATGTTAATAGATCTACAGACTGATTTAAAAAGCTTAAGATTTGGTAATGATAGACCAGGTGGAGGTAATAGCGGGCAACCTTTTATTCAAACTCCAATTCCTGATCAGGTACCGCCTGTAAGTGCGGTTGGTGATCTTTACAATATATCAACAGTTGGACCAACTATACCTATTCAGGGTCTAGCCGATACACAACGTATTGCACGGTTCTTAAAATCACCTGCCGGTCAGATGTTTATTGAACGTCAACAGTATCTACAGTTAGCTAACCCGGATATACAATCAGGAAAAGAAGTAGCTATAGGTGGACCTGTTGAACTTGGTTTTCTAGGTGCAACAAGAATATACAATGGATCAAACACACTAGCTCAGGTATCAGTACAGGGATCAGGCTATCATTTCGATAGACACGGTTATACACCGGTTAATTCCTATAGATCTACTTACGATTATGTAGTAACTCCTACTGAAGGTAACGATAATCCGCAGAGATTAGTTACTCTATACAACACAAAGATTGCTAATCTACAGACTGGAACTACAGCCCAAGATGTTAATAAACTTAACATATCACCAAATCCAACTCTACTAATACAGTATGATGGTGGACCAAATTCGATAGGCGGTATTGGATCAACTGTAATACCTCGTTTTAGTAATACGGACTTAAATACTACGTTAGGATCGGGTATAGGTACGGTTAGTTTAAATAACTGGTCTCCTTTAAGTAAAAATTACAGTGATATTGCTTCAGTAGCATCTCTAGATGATCATCACAAATATGCTTACGCACAGCAATACTCTGCAAGTAGCCCACTTCTTGAAAAAGTAAATAATACTGAGCTATTACAGACAGATTCAACTGCATTTGCTGAAGGATCTACTGTAGGTACTGTTAACCCTACTAACATATGGGATGCATGGGATTATGATCAGATACGTTCTGTAAAAAGTAAAAATACTACAAACTCAATACGTGAAGATTTTAGATTACAGCTGAAAGGTATAGCTTCTACTAAAGGTTATAGCGGAGCTTCTGATACAAGCGGAAGTTTAGAATCTAGATACGGTATTGGAAAACCGGGAGGCAGGTCAATAAAGCAAAGAGTAGATTACACCTCTATATACGAACAAGGTGAAGATAAAATTAACCACTTGGATATTAATCAAACTGAAGATAGAGGTAAGCCAGTGGAAGATCTTATTACTTTTAGATTTGATACAATAGAGATAGAAAGTACAGGGCAAGACTCTGGAGCACAAGGTTCTACAGCATTGGTTTTTAGAGCATTTCTAACAGGTCTAACTGATAACCACTCTGCTGACTATTCATCTTTTAGGTATGTAGGAAGAGGAGATAATTTTTATGCTTATAACGGATTTACAAGAATAGTATCATTTAACTTTAAAATAGCTGCGCAATCAAGATCTGAAATGCGTCCTCTATATAGAAAGTTAAACTACCTTGTATCGCAACTATACCCAGATTACCAGGGTTTCACTAGACGAGATAAATCTGTACTGGGCAGTGGTTTTATGCGTGCTCCGTTATTAAAAGTTACTATAGGCGATTATATTGCAGGACAGCCTGGCTTTTTAACTTCCATGAATATAGCAGTACCAGATGCTTCACCTTGGGAAATTAATTATGAAAGAGATAATGGAATAGACGGCATGTACCAATTACCTCACGTCTTAGATGTAGCTTGTCAATTCACTCCAATACATGACTTTCTACCAAGAAGATCTTGGATACCAAAATCTAATCCTTCTAATAAACAGCAAGATCAATATGCCAATATTACACCGCTTATTACACCTAATGTAGACAGTAACAGATGGAATATTGGTAAAAATTCACAGTTAGCAAATTTTTATGCTACTCCAAACGTATAATATATGCCAAGTAGATACCAAACTATAAACACTACAAAAAACTCATTAAGAGTTACTCACTATGTTAACAACATATATCCGGACATAATTGCTAACCCCGATGATATTTACGTTATTACAACAGTTGGGGATAGGTTAGATTTACTAGCCTATGAATACTACAAAGATACCACACTATGGTGGGTCATAGCATCGGCAAATGCTCTTCCTGGAGATAGTTTATTGCCACCTATTGGAATTCAACTGAGAATCCCATCTGATATGCAAACTATCTTGTCAAACTATACACAAATTAATACTATAAGATAAATTAAAGTTATATGGCAGTTGAAAATATTGTTGGGGGTGCACTCAATCCAGACATTATCACACAGTTAAAGAGAAGACAGGAGCTACTAGGACAAATAGGGTCTAGAAATACAAATAACCTACTCTATCTAAGTAACAAAAATTGCTGGATTAAAATGACATCTTTTACCGAAATTGTAGGCAAAGACAGTATTGGCATTGTTAATAGGTTATTCGATAACCAGGTGTACATAGAACGTTCTACCGATCTTGCAAAAAATTGGACTTTATCCGGAGAAATAGTCACAAATTTCACAAGTAAAGATGGACTAGTTAACGCGACTATGAGATATGGTGTGGATCCGGTACATGGTGCATACGGTCCTGGTGGGACTAGTGAATTAGGTTATAGACCAATGCCAGGTATACAATCTTTACATTTAGAATCTTTACCACCAGTTGGAGCAGTATATTCAGCAACTATTAAAATAAAAGCTTGGAATCTAAATCAACTTAGTGTTTTAGATATGTTATACTTCAGACTCGGGTACTACTGTCTAGTAGAGTGGGGACATAGTGTATTTGTTGACAATAAAGGACACGTTCATACAGATATTTTTCAACCCATAGATACTCAAAAACCAGGAATTACTACTGCAGATATACAAGATCAAATAAAAACAATAAGAAAACGTAGTGGATATAATTACGATGCGATGATTGGATTAGTTTCAAACTATGACTGGACTCAAAATAAAGATGGAAGTTACGACTGCACTGTAAAATTAACCGGGTTAGGTTCATTAGCTGAATCTTTAAAGATTAATAGCCAGGCAAATATGCCGCAGATAATACCTATAGAAGGTTCACCTGCAACATCTACACAGACAGTCTCTACCCCGCCTGACTCGGCTCTAAAAGCATTCTTAGTTAACATTAAAAACTTTACTCAAAAATACACTACTGTAAATCAAAAAGGTAATAATCCTTACAGCATAATGTTCCAAGAAGTAGTTAGACAGTGTTTTGCGAGTAGTAATGTAGACCTACTATCTAGATTAAACCCTAATGCAGAGATTGGTTCCTTAGATGATCTAGCTACGCATGGATTTAGTAAAGCTTACGTAAAAGCTAGTAATACTGAAAAATTAATATTACGAGATAAAATACGACCTTTAAAAATAGAAGACTTTGTGACTTATATAACTCTAAGTATAAGAGAGATCGTAGGTAATGATTTTGAGAAATCTAAAGTTACAACTAAATCATATATACCGTTAAGCTTACTTCTAGCCTATATTAACAACTCATGTTTATTGTACTCCGGACCAGAGAGTAAAGGTAAACCATTACAGTACATAGACTTTCACCCGGATACAAGTACATGTTTAAGAGTACCGCCACAGTTATCTACTGATCCCAGTGTTTGTATAGTAGACACTAGTAGTAACGGTCAAGATTTTGCAGACCTATTTACCAAAAAAGGTGTAGCTATTTCAGAAATAACCAATCCTATTACAAATTCAACTGGTAATACTGTCAATGATAAAATTACTGCTACCGGACTATCATACTTACACGCTACTACAAGTGTTAAAACTAGAAGTCCAAATAGTAGTGTGTATATCGGAAATACGTTAAATATATTTGTTAATGTGGATTATCTAATCTCAGTTTACGATAATCAACTTTCAAAAGATCAAAAAACTAAAAATGTTAATTTATCTGATTATATAGATGAAATTCTCAAAGGTATTAATACAGCACTCGGAGGTATTAATCAATTAAAACTACTTCCTGATGGAATGGATCCACATCATGTATTTTCTATTATTGAAAATCAAATGCAAGATTATAATGAAGAAGTCCCTACTATAAACGTATTTGGACTTCAAAATCAAACCGTTAGAGATTTTAGTTTAAAAACAAATGCAAGTACGCAATATGGATCTGCTTTAGCAATAACTGCTATGCACGATTCTAGTGAAGGCGCTATAAATGATCCGACCGGAGCTAATATAGATACAAGCGGTATACTTGGTATAAACGGTAGGTTAAGAAATAGGTTAGCAATAAATGATGCAGCAATAGCGTCAAAAAGTGGAACAACGACTTATGATCAAGCAGCAAAGGACCAAGCAGCAAAAGCACAAAGTGACTTAGTAGCATTAGCTAATGGAGTTAATAATTTTCTTGCCGCCGCTTACGGGTTTACAAATCACTCCGGTGAATTAAGATACGTAGTAGATAATGTAGCTAAAGTTCAAAACTATTATTTAGATGCTCTTTTAAAAATAAAAAATGGGACAGGAGTAGGTGCCGACCACGTAACTGCAAATGGAGTTTTACCTTTAGAGCTCAATATGACTCTAGATGGAATAGGCGGTATACCGTTATTTGAAGCATTCACAATTCCTTCAAGTAGGTTACCCATACAGTATTTAGATTCACAAGGTAAGCAGTTAGTTGGGTTTACTGTATATGGTGTAAGTCACACTATTGAGAGTAATCAATGGACTACGTCAATTAGAGGGGGTATGATAAATCTACCATCTGGATCTCGAATAACACCATCTAATTCAACACCTAAAGTTATACCACCGCCAACCTTACCGACATCTCTACCTGGACTAAATAGTCCATTTACAAGTTATGTAACTTACTATGCACCAGGTAAAGGACAAACATCTACTCAGAAAAAATTAGAAGGTTCTGCATCAGATAGATTCGGTAGTCCTGTTAAGACATTAGAAGATTACTTAGAGGGTAAAGCTAGTTACGTTACCGTCGCTATGGATACACCGTTATCTAAACCGCCTTATAAAGGAGTTAACTTAATAAATCCAAATTTCGTAGGTAAAAACGGTAAGTTAATTATATTTAAAGTCTTAGATACAGGAGGAGCATTTACAGGAAAAGGATCAGCTAAAATAGATATAGCTACCCGTAGTTTGTCGATTGCAAATGGAGCTACACCTACCATTCAAGGCATTACTTTTAAACAAGGAAACGTAGCTGATTGGAGATTTACAGGTTAAATAAATTAAGATAAGATATGCCAATTAAATACTACCCCTCAAGTAGAGTACAGACTAGATTAAAGACCCAAGGTGGTGAATTTACATTAAACGGTAATGACTATAAAGGTCTTTATTACATAACCTACGACGGACATACTTTTAGTGGACCAGATCCTATAACAGGTCCCTCTTTTACATTAAAACCTGTTCAGATACCGACTATCACTACCTCGGATACACCCATAATTGTACCGGGTAATGAAACCTATAATACGGTAGCAGCACCGTCACTCCTACTTACATCTCAAGTACCCAAATCTTTTAATCCTCAACCAACTGATCAAGATTACAAAGCAGGTTATTTCACAAGGTATTTTGCCAAGAAAAGAACTATGGCCGGATTTGTTATTGAAGTAGATCAACCTACCTACACTTCTTTGCAGACTGCCGATAGTGTTTATGATTATATAACTTACCAGGCTACAAGTGTATTATGGCAGTTAACCGGGCCTTTACATAATACTAGACCTCCAGGTAAGTATCCAATCGCCGGTATCATTGATACAAATACAAGACTTGTAGCAGCTAAAGAACCAACTTTCCAAGGTCTAACAGATTATATTGGAGGTAACTATACTAAATTTAGTAAACCTACTAATTAGAAAAAAAGTTGGAAATGTGAAAATAAGTTCATAACTTACAACAAAAGGTTTAGATGTTTTACATAGTAGAAACAAGTGAGCAGTTAGCCAGGCTAGTGTTAAGAGAAGATTGTTATATAAAGGTTATATTAGGTAGCGATAATTACCATCCTGAATTAAATTACGTCAGTCTTATTTATATAAGAGATAAATATAGCGGGTATATTCTGGCTATTAATCATAGTGAGACTCTATCTTTAACTCTAGAAGAAATCCAGGCATTTTTAGCTGGGTATAAAAAGGTGTACTGTCAAGATCAAAAACTGACCTCTAGATTCATTAAGCATGATAATATAGTTGATATCAATCAAACTATTCTAGATCAGGAAAATAAACACGTTATCTTTGAATGTACCCCTAAAATTATACAGCACTACTATACTGACCATTCACTACTTCCAAATCTCAATAGTATCATTCCTGTATCCAAGCATTACGAAAAATGTGAATGCCTCTACGACCAGGTTAAAGCCTATATAGGAAAGGAAGAAGATACAACCTTTAATACTGACCTAGCTAGAGAATACAGTAGAATAGAGAGTAACGGAATTAAAATAAATCCAGTTATCTTTGATAAGTATTATGAACCAACTTGGGGACCTTACTCAATTAAGGATAACACAATCTACACTTCCTATAACCTCTACAACCTGACGGCTAGACCTACAAATGCATTTAATGCCATAAATTTCCTTGCACTCAATAAAGAGGATTCTTCAAGACAGGCATTTATACCTAAGAATGATTTATTTGTGGAGTTTGACTTTGAAGCCTACCATCTAACTCTAATTGCAAAACTGGTTGGATATAAATTCGATACCGCCGAATCTATTCATATACAGTTAGGTAGGTATTACTTCCAAAAAGAAGAATTAACAGAAGATGAATATCAAGAAGCCAAAGCAATATCCTTTAAACAAATCTACGGAGGAGTACATAAAGAGTATAAATCCATACCATTCTTCCAGGAAATAGAAAGATACGTAGATAGATTGTGGATAGAGTATCAAGAAACAGGTAAAACTATATTGAAAACAGGGAGAGCCTTGCATCTCCCAAAGATCTCTTTGAATCCACAGAAACTATTTAATTATAGTATACAGAACGAGGAAACAAGGCAAAACGTGAATTTCTTGATCGAGATTAATTCAATCCTAAGTAAGTATAAAAGTGAGGTAGTATTAGTGGTTTACGATTCTTTTTTACTAGATGCTTCATTAGAAGACGGTAAAGAAGTGCTACTAGAAATTAAAAAGGTAATTGAGAGAGAAGGGTTTAAAGCTAAAGTAAAAGCAGGTAAAGACTATGCTTCTCTAATAAAAACCAGCTATTTATAATAAAGAAAACAGTTATGACAGAACAGATAAACATTTTCCAATTGAGCAATAAATTATTTTGTACCTTTACTGCTAAAGATATCTTAGACGATACTCTTACAACCATTACAACACATTACAGCATAGTATACAATAAAATATTTGTACTAGAAGCAGTAGACGGTGAAGAGTACCTTATTACTTACAACATTGACCCGCCTAATTCAAGTAACAGTGTTTTAAAGAACACCATACTTCTACATAGAAAAAAAGAATCCAATACGTTATATACCATCAATGGTTTAAATGCACTAATACGTACCTTAAACGGCGGTACTATAGATCCTCAATTTAAAATAAACTGGCAAGACCATCGTAACACCGTTTTACTCACCCAAGGTCCTGATCTAAGACAACTGAAAACAAAGATTTTTAAGATTGTAACACTTTAAAAAATTAGTAATCAGTATGTCACACATAAAACAGTTTTTTAATTTTTTAGAGAAGAAAGAAGGAAAAAAGAAACCTTTTGAGTATAAGCTTATTTATGAGCCTGATTCTATAGTACCTGAAGATCTACATATAAAAGGTAGTCTTGATTTGTACGGCAGTGAAATTACTTCACTACCTGAAGGTTTAAAAGTAGGAGGAGATCTTAATTTAAGCGATACTCCAATCACTTCTCTACCTAAAGGTTTAAAAGTAGGTGGGTTTTTTTGGATAAAAGGTACTCCGCTTTCTAAAAACTACACTGAAGAAGAAATTAGAAAAATGTGTCCTGGTATAAGAGGTAGCATTTATATGTAAAAAAAAGTTGCTAACCTAACTAGAAGTCCGTATATTACTCTTATACGGCAATATAAACACTGTATATTATTAATTCACAATAAAACAGCTAAGAACATGGGCATGGACCTAACAGCAATCAAGAGCAAGCTGGCTTCCTTACAACAGAAAGGTAATAGAGGCCAAAGAAAAGATCTAAGCCAGTTAATCTGGAAACCCAGTGTGGGAAAACACGTAATTCGAATTGTACCTTCGATGTACGACAAGCACAATCCTTTTAAGGAATTATTTTTCCATTACGGAGTAGGAAACCGTACAATGATCTCACTAGCCAACTTCGGTGAGAAAGACCCAATCGTTGAATTTGCCGATCAGCTAAGAAAGACTAGTGACAAAGACAACTGGGCGATGGCTAAAAAACTAGCACCTAAGATGCGTGTATTTACACCTGTTATCGTAAGAGGTGAAGAAGAAAAAGGCGTAAGGTTATGGGAGTTCGGTAAACAAATCTACATGGAGTTACTAGCAATCGCTGAAGACGAAGATGTACAAGACTATACCGATCCAGTAGAAGGTAGAGATTTAACAATCGAAACTACTGACGCAGAAACTAACGGTACTGGTTATAACCAATCAAAGGTTAGAGTTAGAACTAAGATCACACCTCTATCGCCGAACGGTAAAGATGTAGAGGCTTGGTTACAAAACCAACCAGATCCAATGACCCTATTCAAGAAATACGGGTATGATGAAATGAAAAACTCATTACTAGAATGGTTAAATCCTTCTGAAACAGAAGAAGTAGCTGAAACACCGGCACCCACTGTAGCAGCACCAGTAGAAAAAGTAAAGTCAAATTATTCATTAGGTAAGAAAGCATCTCCATTAGATGTAGATAAAGCCTTCGATGATATATTTGCACCTACAAAAGCAGCTAAAGAAATAGAATCAGACGACGATTTACCATTTTAATTAAAACCAATCAATTTAACAGTTTATGGCCAAAGCAGAAAAAGGTGTATCCCTAAATGCAAAGTTATCCGATGCGATTAATACAGTACCTGATTTAAGCGGGTTTAAGAAATCTAAAAACCTAGCATCATCACCGGTTAAGTTTAAAACCCAAGAATGGATACCTTTATCGGAAGCTTTCAAGGATACAGTTTCTGTACCTGGAATACCGAAAGGACATATAACGCTGTTGAGAGGTCATTCTGATACAGGTAAGACAACCGCTTTACTGGAGGCAGCAGTGTCGGCACAGAAGATGGGAATCTTACCTGTATTAATTATTACAGAGATGAAATGGAGTTGGGAGCATGCCCGACAAATGGGTTTTCAATTCCAAGAAGTAGCAGATGAAGATACAGGAGAGGTAGTAGATTATGAAGGATTTTTCTTATATGTAGATAGAGAAAAATTAGGAACGATTGAAGATGTAGCAGCATTTGTAGCCGATATTCTAGACGAACAAAAGAAAGGTAAGTTACCTTATGAATTATGTTTCTTCTGGGATTCAGTTGGATCAATTCCATGTAAGATGTCAGTTGAAAAAGCATCTAACAACAATGAATGGAATGCAGGTGCTATGTCAACACAATTCGGTAACTTCATTAATCAGAAATTTCCGTTATCAAGAAAAGTAAACCAAGTCTACACCAATACCTTTGTGGCTATTAATAAGGTTTGGGTATTGAAACCAGGTTCACCAATGGAGCAGCCTAAGTTGAAAAACAAGGGTGGAGATACGATGTATTTCGATGCTAGTATGGTTATTACATTTGGTAATATTGCTAACTCAGGTACCAACAAAATCAAAGCAACAAAAGGCGGTAAAACTGTACAGTTTGCTAAACGTACTAAAATCTCTTGTGATAAAAATCACGTTACTGGAGTAGAAACAGAAGGTAAGATAATAATGACCGCTCACGGATTTATAGCCGACGACAAGAAAGCAATCGACAAGTATAAAAAAGACTATTCAGCAGAATGGTTATCAGTTCTAGGAACAACAGACTTCGATCTTATCGAAGAGGCAGCAGAAGATACAAGAGATATCTTTGATGCTTCAGAGGCAGAATAAGTTGGTAGACTGAAAAAAAGTAATTATATTTAGGTTATGACACGCATCAACATCGGGATTCCACCCCAAACTCTAACTAATCAGCATTTAATTGCCGAGCATCGAGAATTAAAACGTATTCCAAACGTAGTATCTAGAGGTAGGTATAATCCAAAGTCTATACCGGCTAAGTTTAGCTTGGGTAAAGGCCACGTTTCGTTCTTCTATAATAAACTAGGCTACCTCAAAGAGAGGTATCGAGAATTATACCAGGAATGTAAGCGTAGAGGATTTAACGTGCAGAACTGGGAGAGCTCTTGGGATGGAGTGCCGGTAGAGATGATGAATACTTATCAACCTACACAGCAAGATATCCAAATCATAAGTGAAAGAATTGCAGATAGACTTGCAAATCCTCTTGCCAAGCAAAAGAAACAATCTAAATTAACCACTAAAACAATGTAGTGAATAAAGAATTTAAAGCAATTATAGATGGGCTAAAAGAATCTAAAGAAACTCCACTACATAAAAACAGTAGAATTCTACTTATAGATTCGTTAAATACCTTTCTAAGAAGTTTCGTAATGATCCACCATTTAAACCCTCAGGGAAATCATATTGGGGGGTTAACCGGGTATCTAAAATCAATTGGTTTTGCTATCAGGCATATCAAACCAACCCGTGTAATCCTTGTCTTTGATGGACATGGAGGATCAACTAATAAAAGATATCTTTATCCTGAATACAAAGCTAACCGTAAAATCAATAAAATCTCAAATTGGGATGGATTTGATTCACAAGCTGATGAATCTGCATCTATTACAGATCAGCTAGTAAGACTGGTAGACTATCTAAAATGTCTACCTGTGGATATGTTATCAATAGATAAGATAGAGGCAGATGATGTTATAGCACATATTAGTAATACAACAGGAGATTCGGTACATATAATGTCTTCAGATAGAGATTATCTACAGTTAGTATCAGATAGGGTAACAGTGTATTCACCGGTGAAGAAGAAGTTCTATACGCCAAAAGCAGTTCTAGATGAGTATGGCATACCTGCCAATAACTTTCTAACTCAAAAGATTTTACTTGGAGATAACTCTGATAATGTACCTGGAGTCCAGGGGTTAGGAGTAAAAACGATGTTAAAGCTATACCCGGCCCTAAAAGAACCTGAGACTCTACACATAGAGCAGATCTTAGAACATGCCGAAAAAGAGCAAGGAAAGTATAAGAAAATCCATGATTTCCGCCAGCAGCTAGCTATCAATAAACAGTTAATGAATCTACATGAAGTTAATATTCCGGAAGAAGATCTAATAAGGATTCAACACGTAATAGATAATCCTAATATGACTGTAGATAAAGCTACCTTTATGAAGTATTATGCTGAGGATTATTTAGGTAACAGTATACCTAATGTAGCAACTTGGTTTTACGATACCTTTCAATATTTGACTGGATTTAAGTTGGCGGTCTGAGATTAAGTAGTTATATTATAAAATAAACAGTTACAACATGACCACATTAAGTAAGTTATCTGAGTATAGCTCAAGCTTTCAGATAAAAGTTATTACCTCTTTATTAAAACATAAAGAATTTCTAAACACAATACATGATATCTTAGATCCAGAATCCTTTGATAATCCAGCACATAAATGGATTATAGGTGAAATTCTAAGGTACTATAAACAGTACCACACAGTACCTTCTCTAGATTCTCTACAGGTTGAAGTTAAGAAGATTGCAAACGATGTATTAAAGGTATCAGTTGTAGAACAGCTAAAAGAAGCTTATAAGACAGTTAACGAAGATAGAGAGTATGTAGAACAGGAGTTCTCTTCTTTCTTAAAGAATCAGCAATTAAAGAATGCTTTATTCTCTTCTGTAGACCTATTACAGACCGGACAGTATGATAGTATCCGAAGTATTATTGATCAGGCTCTAAAAGCAGGTCAAGATAAGAATATCGGACACGAATACGTAAAAGATATAGAATCTCGATACAGAGAAGAAGATAGATCCCCTATACCTACTGATTGGCCTAAAGTAAATGAACTACTGATGGGAGGATTAGGATCCGGTGATTTTGGTATTATATTTGGTAATCCGGGAGGGGGTAAATCACATTGTCTAGTATCGATTGGTGCCGCGGCAATGAAGCAGGGGTATACTGTATTACACTATACTTTAGAATTATCAGAAGCCTATATAGGTAAGAGATACGATGCTTGTTTTACAGAGATTCCTATTGATCAATTAAAAGATCATAGGTCCACACTAGAGAAAGTTATATCAGAACTTCCTGGTACACTAGTAGTAAGAGAGTATTCACCCGGTAGGGCTACTATGAATACTATCGAATCTCACATACAAAAATGTAGCAGTATGGGTATTAAGCCTGATCTAATCCTAATTGACTATGTAGACTTACTTAAATCAAAGAGAAAGTCAACAGAGAAGAAAGATGAGATTGATGACGTGTATACAGCAGCAAAAGGTCTAGCCAGAGAATTAAAAGTACCAGTTTGGACTGTATCACAAGTTAACCGTGCAGGTGCTAAAGACGATATTATTGAAGGAGATAAAGCAGCAGGGTCTTACGATAAATTAATGATTGCCGACTTTGCAATGTCTTTATCAAGACAAAGAAAAGATAAGCAAAACGGTACAGGTAGATTCCACATTATGAAAAATAGATACGGACCGGACGGGATGTCGTATAGCGCTACTGTGGATACTTCAATAGGTAAGATTGTATTTGAGGATGGTGAATTAGAGGATACCACATTTGCACCTAACACAGGAAACACAACAAGTACTTTCGGAGGATTTAGTTCGGTGGAAAGAGACCAATTAGCTAAAAAATTCTATGAATTAGGAGGATAAGGCCTATTTATTGTTATAAAACAGATCAAGCTATGAGTACAAATTTATTAACAGTATATAAAAACAGCAGAGACGTATTGAATCCAAAAAAATACACTCCGTTAAAAGTTGACTCTCTCTTAAAAGAAGTTAATAGTGCAACTAGACCACCTCATACTAAATTATCTCCAGTTGCTTCTCCTAAAAAGTACACAGCTTACATTGCTTCTCTAAACGGGAAGTACTAATTAACAGAGCATAACCTATATTTACTGCTAATTGAAAGAAATTAGGTACTCGACGTATGTCTAGTTTACAGTAAGTAGTACTGCTCAAATATTTACAAACAATTAAAATAAAAAATAATGGCTCTAACAGAACCTCGGTTATTTTATAAACCATTCGAATATCAACAAGCATTTAATTTTTACAAAGATCAACATAGAGTTCACTGGTTAGCAGATGAAGTACCTCTAGCTTCAGATTTGAACGACTGGAATTCAAAATTAACAGTACCTGAGAAGAATTTAATAGGTAATATCTTAAAATCGTTTGCTCAAACAGAAGTACATGTAAACGATTACTGGTCAACTAAAGTATCATTATGGTTTCCTAAACCAGAAGTACAAGCTATGTCACGTGTATTTGCTGATTTTGAAAGTATACATGCTGAAGCGTACGCTAGGTTAAATGAAGAATTAGGTTTAGATGACTTTGAAGCTTTTATGGAAGATCCTGAAGCTAAAGCTAAAATAGACCGGTTAGTAGAATTACCTGGAGATATCTTACCTGAAAAAGCGTTATCATTAGCTATATTTTCTGCATTTACAGAAGGTGTAAATTTATTTTCTTCATTTGCAATACTGATGTCATTCCAATTGAGAAATCTAATGAAAGGTACAGGTCAGATAGTAGAGTGGAGTGTTAGAGATGAATCTCTACATTCAAAAGCAGGATGTTGGCTGTTTAGAAAATTGTTAGAAGAACAACCAGAGTTAAACAGTGTTGAAATGAGAACATCTGTTATAGAAGCATGTCAATTATCAGTTCAATTAGAATTTAATTTTATTGACAAAGCTTTTGAAATGGGAGACATTGAAGGGTTAACTAAAGAACAATTAAAAGCATTCATTAGAGCTAGAGCAAATGAAAAAATGATTGAATTAGGTTATAATGCAATATATAATGATATAGATCCTAATCTTCTAAAACAGATGGAATGGTTCGGACACTTAACAAGCGGTAAAACCCACCAAGATTTTTTTGCCGGGAGAGTAACAGATTATTCTAAATCAACAGCAGACTGGTCTGATCTATAACAAATAAAAATATACATAGATGAGTATAAATACAGATACTAGTAAGTGGGTAAAAGGAAAAGACTACCCTGAGTTCATGGACGAGATAGCAACAAGTATGGTATCTAAAGGATATCTACTTCCAGACGAAAATGTATTTGATGCATTCAAAAGAGTATCTAAAGCATCATCCCGTAGACTAAGACGTAAAGATCTACAACCTATATTTTATGAGGCTATTGTAAAAAATTGGTTATGTCTAGCATCCCCGGTACTTTCAAATCTAGGTACTGAACGCGGAATGCCTATTTCTTGTTTTGGAATAGATGTAGGAGATTCAATTGAGGATATAGCAGATTCTAATTCTGAATTAATGAGACTTTCTTCACAGGGGGGTGGTGTTGGTATTGGTGTATCCCGTATTAGAGGTAGAGGTAAACCTATTAGAGATAATGGAACTTCAGAAGGAATAGTACCTTGGTGTAAAATATTTGATTCAACCATATTAGCTACTAATCAAGGTACAGTTAGAAGAGGAGCATCATCTGTAAACCTGGATATTAATCATATAGATATTGAAGAATTTCTACAAATACGTAGACCGAAAGGAGATGTAAACCGGCAATGTTTAAACCTCCATCAATGTGTCGTTATAGATGATGAATTCATGGAGAAGTTAGATAGTAAAAACCCTCAAGCTGTAAAACTATGGGGTGAAATTCTTAAAACACGTCTTGAAACAGGAGAACCTTATATTATGTTTAAAGATAACGTAAATAAAGCAAATCCAGAAGGATATAAGAAGTTAAATCTTAATGTCTCTATGACGAATATATGTAGTGAGATTTCACTGTATACTGATGAACTACATTCTTTTATATGCTGCTTATCATCATTAAATTTAACACGTTGGGATGAATGGAAATATTATAAATTTGAAAACGGCATGACACTACCTGAAGTAGCGTGTTGGTTTTTAGAAGGAGTATTACAGGAATTTATAGATAGAGCTAAAAGTCTTAAATTTATGGAAAATACAGTTCGATCTGCTATTAAAGGTAGAGCGATTGGTATCGGTGTTTTAGGATGGCATACTCTACTTCAATCTAAACAAATACCCTTTGTTGGACTTCAAGCATCTGCTTTAACTCAAATTATCTTCGATTTTATACAAAAAGAAGCATTAAAAGCATCTCAAGAGCAAGCTAAGGTATACGGTGAACCTGAATGGTGTATCGGTACTGGTTTAAGGCATTCCCATCACCTAGCAATTGCACCTACAGTCTCTAATGCTCATATCTCCGGAGGAGTATCCCCTTCTATTGAACCTATCCCTGCTAATGTGTATAACCTTAAAACAGCTAAGGGAGTGTTTATTAAACGTAATAAAATACTAGAG